CCTATTGTAACTGGTAAAAAATAAGGGTAATATTCATAAATTCCAGTCACTTCATTCCAAACATTACCATCTGAAGTTCCATTATAATAATCTAAAAAAACTTCTGTTAATATAGCGTGTGTATCATCAGAATAACTATCTAAAGTTAAAAATCTAAATGTTTTATCTGGCATTATTACAGTAGCCACACCATACCAAAAAGGACTATTAAAACTACTATCATCAGAAAAAACAGTATCAACACCTACAATATTTGCACTTCCGTTTGTAAGTGTTAATTTTCCTATTCCTTTACCGGAAGTAATTACACTATTCCAATTATCTAACGCATTAACTCCTAATAAATTAACACCATTATTTTCAACCCAATTCTTATCACTTCTGCTATAAACTTTACCATCTATTGGTGCTTCTTCTATTCCTATATAAATTGGTTGGATAGTTCCTCCTCCAGTTTCTATTTCTATTAAATCAAATTGTGCCTGGATTTCATCTCCTCCAGATCCTCCATTTACGACTGTAAATCGTATTTTATTAAATGATGTATTTACTGCAAAATTGCTATAAAAAAAATCATCTTTTGTTAAAAAAACGCTTTGTATACTTACAAGGTCACTAGTGTCTATTGTTGATCCGTCTATTGGTGCTTGTCCTATAAATTCTGCATCTTTATAAAGGCCTACTGTTAGGATGTCCCTTCTCCAGTTTCCTAAACTCTTAATTTTTAATCTTAAATTATTAAAGTTAGCGAGTGTAATTTCTTGAGTGCTATGAGAAAACTCGAAATAATCACCGGCTTGCGTATCTGCAATGGTTTTAATATCTTTTGTTAAATTTATAGGATCCGTTGTGTTTGCTAGGTTTATTCTAGCTCCACTTGTATTTTCTGCTGTGTCCCATTCTCCTCCTGCTTCCTGGAGGTTTTCGCTATAAATTGATACAATGTCAATTTCTGAAGGTGTTGTTGTTCCGTTCTGAACTAGTACTAAATTTGTTTGCACTTCACTTTCTGGATTGTCCAGGTTTGGTTCTGTTGGACTTACTGCTGGAGTTCCTTCTTTTATTCCTAATCCGGTAGGACTGATAAAAATTTTATCTAGTCTAGGATTTGTTGCATCTGGAGCTGAGTTTGTTACCTCCTCCAAATGTGAAGAATAAATAATTCCATTTATTTCAACTATTAAACTTTCGCTTCTCCAGGTGTATCCTACTTTGGTCCATACTACTTGGCCGGATATAATTCTATTAATTCCGCTTATGTTTATGCTGTCATCTACGTATTTCTTTGTTGCTGGTTCGTAGTCGGCATCTGGCGAGTATTCCGTTTCGTTGTCTAATTGTAAAACGTTATCATGTAAATCGTTTACACTATTTTTTATTTCGTTTGCATTCGCATCAGTAAATTTATTAATTTCTGCTACTGGAATGTCCTTTATTTTTACCTTGTCGGTATATGTTATCTTAGCCATACATTATGAAATCTTTATAATAATTAAATCCTTCGTTTAAAAATCCTATTCCAAATGGATCATCTACAAAGTAACTTTCGTTTTCTTCCATTCCGGTTAAATCTATTTTAAATCCATTAAATGAATTTTTAGCTCCTCCAGTTTCATAGGTTATCGTTCCTCCTTGCAATCCGTTATAAAGTCCATAAACTCTATAAATTCCGTTGTTGTCAAGTGTTAACATCCTGGTGTTTATCTTCTGGAGCATTTCTATTTCGCCTGCATTTGATCCGCTAAAAAATAAACTTATATTTTGATTGTAATATTTACCTCCTTCATTCTCTTGCATTGTCTGGTTTGCATTTGGATTTTGCAGACTATGGAATTCAAATATAAATGTTTCTGGGAAGCCTACGAGCTTGTTGCCTTCGGTGATGATCTGGCTCCTTGAGTATGGCTGGAATTTTAAAAGCCATATTTTTTTAAGGCCAGCTATCCGGTCCTTACATTTATTTTGGTATCCACTTATAATTTCCATCCAGTCAATAAATTAATATCTTTGATTGCATTTACCTCATCTTGATATGTTTTGTATTCTGCAAGCGGATTGTATTCAATCCATTTATTAAATCTTTGCACGTACATTTGTGACATTGCTTTTGATTTTCCGGATAAGAATTGAGCTTCTTGTTTGTCTACTACTTCCTTTCCTTCTGCGGAGTGTTTATAAATTCCTCCATTATCTACGATGTAACTTGCAATCTCTATAAATTGTGCGACACTTTCGTGTTTTGTAATTGGCTTTATAAAATCATTAAATAAAGTTAAATAATCACCGGCTAATGTTCCGGCTGTTTTTTCTGCTACAATTTTATCGTATAATTCTGTCCCTAGTAATGGTTCTATTGTTGTAAGTTGAACATTGGCAATGCAAAATAAAAATTTATCAATGTCAATATTACCACTTAAAATGGTGCTACTCGATGCTTCTTGTGGTGTTATAAATAATAATTCCATTATCTAAATCTTTTATTTGTTGGTAAAAATCCATTGTAAGGCATATTCATTGGTTTTTTAGTACTCAATGGCTCGGTGCTTTTTGGGATCTCTGATTTGATTCCTAGCTCTTTTAATTTTCTTAACATTTTTTGAGCATTCTGGATTGTAATATATTTATTGCCTTTTTTTAAATAAACCTTTCTTTGCCAAAAATGATGACAATCTCCTCCTCCTTTATATTTTAAAATATCATATGTATTTGCTCCTTCTGGTCCCCATCCTGGATTAACAGCTACGCTACTAGCTGCCTCTATATCATCTTGTCGATACCCTCGGCCTGCAGTTATCATTTTTTTACAGAATGTTCTTTCTGGTTTTAGGCTTCCTGCATATTCAAATCTAACCTTAAAATATTCATTATCTATCTTGCTTGGTGCCAATGGTAGGTTATCTGGTACACTTGCAAGCTGGAGGTCTATTTCGTTTATGTGTACTGATTCGTCAGTCCATTTTTCATTGTCTATTTCCTCCCATTCATTTAAATCTATAAATTCGCCGGATTCTATAAATGCATCAAGCTCACTTTTTTTTTTTTCTTCTGCCATTTGCACGCTTGCTTCCTGGTCTGTTAATGGCATAAAGTATAAATTCAAATTAACACCATAAAAAACTAACACCTCCTCCAATGCTTCTAATATTGGAATTTGCTTTGGCTGGATGATACGCTTCATTAATTGTGCTTCTGCTGTATCTAGTTCGTCAGCATTATTTCCGAACCCAGTACTATCTTTAATTCCGAAAAGCATAGGTGATACCACTCTGTGGCCGGTCATTATTTGTTGCCTAGCTTCTCCAGTTAAATATTCCCATTGCTTATGTTGTGCATCGTTTACTGGAAATGGTATAATTGTTATTTCTGCATCTCTACCATTAAAACTAATAACGAAATTCATTGCATTTGGTGATCCTGTTAGCTTGTCTTTTATTTTAGCTTCTAGCTGGTCCTTTTGTTCTGGAGTTAAAGTTCCACCATCTGGTATGTTTATGATGTATCCTGCGCTTAATCCTTTTTTTATTGAATTGATATAAAAGTTTGCGAGCTCCTCCTCCATTTCTGCGTATGGTAATGCTGCGAGGTAATCTGGATCTGAAAAATAATTTTTTCCAGGTTTGTATGGCTTGATACAATATATTTCTATTGCTTCTTTGGAAGTTCCGAATGCTGGGAATTCTTCCGGTTTGTTTTTTACTATTTTGCTCCAGTCTTTACAATAGAAATAACTTTCTATTTCTCCTTCTTCATTTTCTAATGCTGGCACCACTAGTTGTTTTGGGATGTGATAAATGTTGGCCAGCGATTTACCATCTTTTGATTTTATAATTTGCATACTCGCTTCTCCGAACATTTCAAAGTCTGCGATTATTTTGCGCAGTTCCTTTGGACTTAGAATGGTTAAAAATTTAACCCATGTAGGCATATCTTTATTGTAAGCTGCTAATCCTTTACCGTATATTAAATCTATATATGATGTTATGATTGCTGCGTTGGTTGGTGATCCATTAAACCGGTCTATTACGTATTGGTAAAATTCGTTATTCCTTCCATTTAAAACCCAGTTTTTGGATTTGTTTTCCTGGAGTGTTGGTCTTATGTAATTCGATAATTGGAGCAGTCGTATGTCGTTACTCATAATAATATAAATCGTTTGTTTGTTTAAACTCTTGAGGATCCTGGTCTGTTGCTATTATTTTATCTCTATATAAGACACCGTCCTCATTTGTTATTTTTATTTGATACTTATATCCTTTAATGAAATTATAATCAAAGCTAACACCCATTAAACCGTTAACAGTCATATATTCTGCTGTGACTATTGTTTCCTCCTGCGTTATTTCATTAGTTAAAGTTACATTTATATCTAAATTAGGGTA